CTTGCATACAGATACAAAACACACGACGGTTACATATAAAGACAAATACAAAAAGAGTAAATATTTTTAAACGTGTGATTATTAATCTCACACATATCACGCAAGTTAAATATAAAAAGTGATACGGGTTACAATAGTATAACAATACAAATACATTTTTAGAAACAGTTGATAAGTTTTACGTGTCTCTTCCAAACACGGTACATGATTTCACTAAACAAATAATACAAGCGATTTAATTACAAAAGTTATGTAGAAAATCCACCTCACATGCACTCTAGACAAGCCTCATGTATATACCAACTCGGAACTGGTGATCCCAAGCAAGCTAAACAATAGCCTTTGACGCACTTCGATGCGTCATCGAAAGTAGCTAGAACTACTCTCTTACATCCCATACAAATATGATGGGATAATGATTTGCCCCCGGCTTGACGACCGACGTTCTGCACGTGGCGGGGGCACCAATCCACGTGTTTAAGTTTTCCATTCGGGTGACGTTCTATATCCCGAACATGATGAATAGCTTCATCCACTGCTGCGTCTAATATGTTAACGATTCGAGTCGCTTTGTCAACATATGATAATGTGGCAAAATGTCCCCACACTTCGCCAAACAATCGTAACCAGTCTTTTTGTTCAACCCATATACCCTTAGAGAGTATAGCTGCTCGTACTTTAGTCGTCTCTTCAGTGTACACAGCCATGCCATAGTGCAACAATTCGATTTGAAATGAGTTGTATGTTGCTTTGATAGCATCTTCGGGTTGCATATCGCTCCGCCGCCAGTTCACCATATTACATAAGCTGATCCACTCAAGAGGTGCCAGCGTGATACCTTGATACTGTACGAAACGTCGCTTGATAAATGTTACTTCAGTTTCACTCATCGTTTTGGGTACATAGTCGCTTTTATCAGGAGCTGTATATTTCATACCAATCTCTTTTCCATATTCCAAAATAGATTGCATGTTAAACATATCCACATATTTGTTTGAAATAGTGTAGATAGCGTCATCTCCGTAGAAACCACAACGTACATTTTCTTGCCAGAGTTTGGGCCATTCGCGCCAATCACCCATGTTTTCCTCAACGCAACGCATAAATACATAGCGCGACAATGCCATATTGATAACAGAATTTCCAACTGCTGTCATAACTATACCTGATGGTAAAGATCCGAAAACGCGATACAATTGATTTCCATTTTGTCTAAACGAGCTGAACATCATTTGACCAATGCGGATACGTCTGTTAGCATATTCGTCCGCATACCACTTGTTCGCTAGTTCGATATAAGCCATACAAAATTGATACGACAACGACTTATCCCAACCATTCCAATCTCCTGCTAGGAAAGAGACTGCTTCAGGATCACTATTACGTATCAGAGTGTTGTAGAATATTTTCCACTCATCTGAATGCACGTTCAGACCCACTTTTACTTCGCCTTCATTATGGTTGGCCATGATATGCGCGTTAAACATACCAAAGTATTCACGACAGAGTATATTGAAGTGTACAGGTCCCACATTGAAAATACGGGTTCTTCCAGCGTCAGCTTTTGCGGCTATAAGTAGTTCATCTTTCTTCGTGTCTGAAAACACAGGCCACAAACAATCGCTCTCATCTTCTTTTTCTATCGATTCTTTCAGTTTGTCATATTCATCTCTTACTTCATCCATCATAGCATACTTGCCCTCTTCGAATTCAAACAAGCCTGTCTTACCTTTTCCTTTACTCTTCTTCTTGATAAAAGGTAATCCAGCAGATGTCTTCATTTCCATGGCACCAATCCATGGGTGTAGTGTCTTCTCTCCAATCATCACGCCATTTATAGCTTCAGTCTCAGTCAATAAACGTCTTTCATTTGAATGGTCAGGGTACATCATTATATTATCATACATATTGTCAACAATACTATCAAGTCTCTCTTCAGGTACCCATGAGTCAGTTTTATTAACCTCACCTCGGTG